GCAAGTTGTTTAATTGTATTAGCTCTTTCTTGTTCTTTACTTGAATTAGATATAGCAATGCCATACTCAGTTTCACAATGCTCAATTCCATTAACATCCATATAAACTATACTAGTAGAATCAGGCATTACATAGCTTCCTTTTTTACCATTAATCCAAGCTATTTTAGAATAATCAATTAAGCCTTCTAAATCTCTTTTCTTAAATTGTTCAAAAAGAGTAAAATAAGTTTCAGTAATTAAAGAACTTTGTAATACTGCTCTTTCTACACCACCTACAGTTTCAGAAGATTGAACTTGACCTTCTCTTTGTCTTGTTATACCACAAACTTCTTCCCATTCATTTTTAATAAATGCTAATAAATCTGTGTACATTCTAATAGTTTGAGAAGCTAACTGAAGTCTTGTTTGGTGAGTATTATTCATTTTAACTGAATCTTTACTGTAATCAACAAACAACATACTTACTCTATCAGCATATTCTAACCATTTATCCATTGACCAACCTAAAGGTTTCCAGTTAATATCAATTAACGCCATATCATCTTTCATTTTAGCCATAGCTAATTTAAGACGATGAAAAGTAGCATTATATAAAGTCTGATAAGGTACTCCTAAAGAAACTAAAGATATATTTGTAGAATTTACGTTAGACATAATTCTACCATTATAAGGTAATTTACATTTAGATAGATTATCTAAGTTACCTCTTTGATTAGGTAAAGCTCTCATTTTAACAAACATTGTTAAACCTATTCTATAACCTTCCCATACTTCACTTACCCAATGCCATGTAACTTTTTGGTCAGGAGTTGCTTTATATGATTCATCAACTTCTAAAGATTGAAATTGACCCATCTCATCCATAAACTCTACAATACCAATTTGTTTACGTGATTTCCAACATACGTGCATTACTTCAATTAACCTAGACCACATCTTATTGTTTAAACTTCTATCATAAAATATAGAAGAGTTAGAAGTAAGTGCTGGTCCTGATACAGCTAAAGTATCAATCATTTTAATTTGGTCTTCATCAAGAATATCATAGAATGTATCTATAATAGAAGAAGGATGCATATATTTACGTCTTACAACCCAATCTCCATCTTCAACAAATTGTATATCAGGGTCTTTATCAAAATCTATATCAAGTGGGTTAACTGTTTCATAAACGACTTCATTATGAACTACATCTTTATGAGAATAAATTTCTCCACTTACTAACCAATGAAAGAAATTTAAATCTAATTTTTCATCTAAATGTTGTTGAACTTTAATATAGTTAATTGCGTTTTGACCAATGATAGCTCTTTTGTCTAAATAAGTAGATTCAAAATTTTCCTTAACCCTTTCAGGTAGCTCTACTTCTTGTGATTCAACTCCTGTAGGAGCACCTAATTCATTAAGCTTATTTACAAATAAAGATTCTAAGCTTTTGTTAATCTCTTCATTTAAAGATTCAGTCATGTTAGTAACGACATCTTCGTTAACTACATAAACCATATCTTTTTTAGGACGCTTATTATATTCAGAACGTAGTAAATCAACTTTAGTTTTAATAATAGGATAACTTTCTACATCACCCCAACTACCTTCCATAGGTTTACCAAAAGGTTCTGTAATTAATTTATAATCGTCTGTATGAATATTACCATTATAATAATCATATAATTTTTTTATCCAAATTTTTTGACTATTAGTTGTAAAAGTAGACCTGCCTATTATAGCATTAATTGTTATTTTACTCCAAGCAAAATCATCTTTTATTTTTTCAGCATAAGATATATTTTGATTTGGTATATCAAACAGCATTCCTACTTGATTAGTATTTTTCATTATTTCGATTTAATTTACAAAGTTAAAGATTCAATTCATTTTTACCAAATTCTGTATCAAACCTTCTGAAAAATTCATCTTCATAGATTGAAGTTTTTCTTTCACTTACTGGTGGTTTGAGTAATAATTCTTTTTTATAAAGCATTGCTACAAGCATTGCAGAAACTCTATCAAAGTTACCTTGATAGTCAAATTTAATAATTTCTTCAAGTAAAGGAATACTATAAATCTTATGAAGATTTAATTCTTGAACTCCATTTAAATCTTTATCTCTAGGTGCTAATAGCCAATCTTTCAAATAACTTACTGCTGTCTTTTTAACTTCTAAGTTACTCATACTTACACCATAACGTCTTCCTAATTGCTTACGTGGAGCGTCACTACTATCATAAACTGTAAGTTCAACTTCTAATCTGTGTAATTTTTTATTAATCCTAGCATAAGATTCTATATCACCATCTCTATCATTTTCATATACAATTTTACAATTGTAATGTTCAGCCATATCAAATAAAGTTTTATTAAAATCATCATGTCTTTCTGGTCTAGCTACATACTCACATACAATTAAATCAAAAGGTTTAGAAAAATTATTTATTCTTTTAAAAACAAAAGCTGAACCCAAAGAGTCTCTTTTAGTAAGTTTTTTATCTTTTCCTTTATCAATAGCATAAGGGTCAACAGCTATATAATACAAATCATCAGGAACGTGACCATTCATTTTAAAAGGAGGTTGATACATAATAACACAACCCTCTCCATCTACATCAGGTTTATAAGGATAGTTAAGTATAGGTTTTAAATCATCTTTTAATTCAAATTTAACTTTACCATCTGTATCTGTATAAAATATACCTGTGACACCTAAATGTTGTAATTCTTTACGACTACGTATTTCATTAATCTGTTGATTTAGTTCAGCTTTAGGAAAAATATTAGTTCCCATTTTAATAAAAGCTTCTTGAGGAGTTCTAGGAAATTCTGCAAGATACGCATCAAGTGCATTTCTATCTTTTGAACTTCTTTTAAGTCTTTCAACTTCTTGTTCAATAGATGCTTTAGCTGATTCTATTTCAGATATACCATTACTTATAAAACCACCTTTAGAATAATAATCTGGAAGAAAGTAACCTATTGTTGTATTGCTTTTTCCTTCATCATATATATTTTGATATGCTCTAAACCCATATGTTTCAGGGTCATAAAACATTTTTTCAAAATCTACTTGACCTCCAGCAAAATCACCACCAGTTCCAAAAACAAACATTTGTCCTGATACGTTAGTACCTTCTTGAACAAGAGCTTTAGTTGCATTGTATGTAGCTAAGAGATTTCCAAATGTTCCTGCTTCTTCAAAAAGAACAATGTTAGCATCTTTTCCCCTAAGAATACCTGCATTAGTTTTTGTTGTAAACGCAAGTATCTTACTTCTAAAACCTAACTTAATTCCGTTTTCTTCAAAACCACTTTCTATTTCTTCTTTAGGTTTGTTAACTAATCTGTTCTTTCCAAAATCTGTATATTGTTGTAAAAAATTTAAATAGTTTACAGCCATACCCATTGTTTCTTCAGAATATGTAGACAGTTCTGCTACAATAAGTGAAGTAGATGAACGAGTAAAACTATACATGTATGCACATTTAGCTGCATTCTTATATGAATATCCTCTCCTTCTAGGTTTAAGAATAATCATATGCTCACCTGCTTCTCTAGCTACTTCACATTCAGTAAAGTAAAACCAATCACTATCCCAAAATGCAGGAAAAGTAACTTGTTTTTCTACTTTCTTTTTGCTAACTTTTTCTTCATTATTACCAACAGCAGTTAATTTAATCTGACAAAAGTTAAGATAAAAATAATGTTCTCCTGTAATTCTAACTCCTCCTACAGAATAACCGTTTGTGCAATAATGTTGTTGCAAATCCCAATACTCTTTCCAAGCTAAACTGTTTTTAGGTTCATCTATATAACATGGATTTCCTTTTAAACTATTTAATCTAAATCTAGTAGCTTCAGGAGAAAATTCTTGAGTATTAATATGACTAAAACTTACATCAAACATTATCTTTCCCTCTCACTAATTTGTAAATTTCCTCTAACCTTAGCTGCTTGAGTTTTGTTTTCTTCTTGTAATTTCTTTTGTAATCTTTCTAATACTTCTATATGATTAGGAATTTCTTTACTAACTTTTAAGAGAGCAGTCAAATCGTTCAACATTAACTCTGTTCCTGATACGATTTGACCTCTCTTATTATTTATACCACTTTTGTGTTTACCGTCTTTTAAATCTTGTTTTAATTGTTTAGTTATTTCAATTATAATTTCTTCAGATTCATGAAGTGAATTTAACATACTGTCTACAGTTCTAAGTGAAGGAGTTTTAATTAACTCTCTATATTTTAATATAGCTATTTCAACAGCTTCATCTGGTTCCCAATCTTCATCTACTTCATTAAAAATATCACTTTTTAATTTAGTTTTTCTTTCAGATTCACCATAATTATAATACCTAGAGTTAGGGTCAGCCATATGGTAAACATAAGCTATTTCTTTTTTAGCTATAAGTTTTCTTCTACCATCATTATCGCCTTTTCCAATCTTGACTCTTTTAATTAATGTTTTAAAATCTTCTATTTCAAATAGTTCACTCTGAATCTCTAGATTCAATTCTTCTGTTAATTTCAATACTTTCATCTTTTTTCATTGTTTGAGCAAGCAAACCAGAAAACTGGTCTACAAACTTTTCGTCTAACCATAAATCACTATTCATATAATAAAGAATACAATGTATTAGCTCATGATAAAACACATGCTCTATTGTTTCTTTCTTATAACTTATCCAATTCTTTTTACTTTTGTACTTATCTGCTAAAACTATTTTGTTTTCTTGATAAAGATATTGCCCAAAACAATCGTTTTTTTGGCAGTATTCATTATCAATAACAACATTAATAGTATGATTTAATATTTGGAATTCTTTAGGTATCATGAAGTTTAGATAGAACTATATTGATTGGTTCTTGTACAAATATACAACGACCATCGTATAAATTCAATATAGTGTTTTCTTTGTTTTCAGCAACACACTCTATTTCAGCTTCTAACCATTTAGAATTGTACCATCTTTTTTCAGAAAACAAT